AAGACTGCTCGGTTTTTGTGGCAAATGAGTTTTAGGTTGGTTGAGTTAAGGTAGGTATTAAAGATTCTCCTGTTGTCGGGTTGCCAAATATTTTAATATCGTTTTGGTCAATGGTTCTAACTATACCGCTATGGTATATTCTTACGATAAATTGAGGATTAGAATGTATAGAACCTGCAATTATAAATAAAGCAACACCATAACCTAATGGAGTTTCAACATCAAAAGGGTTAAGAATTTCGTGTATAGTTTGTACTATCATAAAAAAAGGTTACCTGTGGCAGATGGGGTTTCGGTTGGTTGAGTTAAAATGATTTTCTTGATACAATAGTTTTCTTAAAATATATGTCTTTCCAATTATCTCTACTAATAAACAAGTTATAGAAACTTTCAGGGTTTAAATAAATATTTCTTTCTTTTTTTACACAGGACTTACATTGATTTCTTCGGTAATCTTCAACTAAATTAAACTCCGTTTCGGATTTATCTTTTTTGCAATCATTACAAATCATAATCTAAATTCATTTAATCTTGATTGAGGTATTTCGTACAATTCCGCTTGACAAGTAATTTCTTTTTTATCATCTCTGATTCTTATTGCACCTTTCGGATAAATATTTGCTACCTTTTCTAAATCGTTTTTCCAAATCCATCCGCATATTTCAATCACATTTTCAAAGTAATTAAAGTTTAAAAATACCAATATATCTACCTTGTAATTTTTTTGTAAGCCAACAAAATTGTTTACATAGGATTCTTTCATAAATCCTTTTCTTCCCATTGTCTTTACATCAATAGAAAAGTTTTTGTAAGTTAAATCAATGCCATTATCAAAGCCTGTTTTTAATTTTGGAAACTCGTTAAATAAATAATTATAGAAAGCTACTTGTCCTAAAATTCCTATGTATTGCTTATTCTTATCTCCATCAAATTGACCTCTGTTTGCTACATTGTTATTCTTTACAAAATCAATAACATAGTTTTTCATTGTTGCATCAATATTTATTCTTTTTAGTTTCACTTCTTCAGTATTGAATAAATAACTAACATTAGTTCAGCGAGTGGTTTCTTCTGGTCCTCTTTAACATTTTGCCTATTTGCCCAATCAGTAAAATCCTTTCCTAATTGTTTACATTCATCAAATGCTCCGATATATTTATAGGTATAGACAATCCAATTACAACACATTCTGATTCCTTTGTGTTTTTTGTAGCAATTAATAAAGTTGCGAGGATTCTTTTCATACTCTCTTGCATAGGTTAAACTTAATTCAACAAATGAATTGTTAATTATTTCGTTGAATAAATCGTTATTGTCTTTATGGTCATTCATATATTTTTGGTTTGTTCCCAAATGTATATGATAGCATAAATCATCACAATAAAACTAATAACAACAATAGAGAGAAACAAAATATTATCAGACATTGTTAGCTTTATTTATGTAATAAATATATGTAAAACCTTTTCTTTTTTGTTCGAGGAAATAATCATTTAAAATCATTTGCTTGGCTTCATCTACTTTGTCTTTGTAGTATTTCAAATAAGCATTAAATTCTATTTTGCCATCTACCATTAATCTATCGTACAAGTGTGGGTGCATTTCTTTTGTAGATACTCCGTTTAAATAAGCGGTAAAGCCTTTGTTAACTTCTTTATTCCATTCATCTTGCTTGTCTGGATATCGTTGGTCATAAATACTTATGTCTGCCGTTAATAGTGGCGTTTCATAATAAGAGCGTTGTTGTCCTCTTCGGTTTGTGAAAGTTCGTACCCAATCGATAATTGTTTCGGGGTCGGCTGAATAAACCTTTCCATAATCTCCCGACAATCCGCTTTCAAAGATTGTCACTAAATCGTTCATTGATATTTCTGGATATCGTTTTTTAATAACTTTCATTACAAGTTCTTCGGTTTCATCGGAGACCTTTTTAAATCTTCTCAAGTATTCAAATGCAGGATTCATAATTCAGATAGTTTTTTGTTTCCTAATATAGCAAGTGTTTGTTTTATAGATTCCGTTGAGGGTTCTATTTTAGTTCGTGTTATCCATCCGCTTACTGAATGTACCCAAGATTTCATTTTGTTTTTACCTATAAACCAACCTACACTTTCATAGTAATCTATAAATCTTTTAGCTTGATAGGAAGCGGTTTTTTCATCCCATTTGTTTAACATTATTTCTTTTACTTGTTCTTCTGTTGGTTTAATAAATCCTTTGCCTTGTACTTCTTTGGTTTGAAAATCAATATCGTACCGAGATAATAAATCTATAACTTTTTTGTGTATAGGACTTGAAGGATTTAATTCAGTTCCGTATTGGAATTTTACAAAGTCAACACAAAGTATTTTACTATCGGGTAATTTCTCAAATTGATTGCCGTTGTCTATGTTTAAAAGCATTTCTTCATCTACTTTGTTACCGATAACATAAGAGGCAAGAGTAAAGTTAGGCTTCCAGATTCCTGCAAGGTCGCATTTATCTCGTACATATTTTACTAAACACTTTTCGGTTGGAGTACAAGACATAAACCACTCTTTCTCCCAGATATCAGTATCAACAAACCGCTTTGGCATTTTCATAGTATTTTATATTGCTAAAAAATTCACTTTCGCTTTCATATCTTACAAACGGCATCTTTTGTGTTATTACTCTTTTATATTTAGTTTCTATTCCTAAAAGGTAAGCATATTCTTGTACCTTTAAGTAATAAGGATAAAAATAAAAGTCCTTTGTTTTAATGTAATGTTCTATTTGCTTTCGTTGGCAAGATAAAGGGGAATGGGAAGTATAACCAACCATTGAAGCTATTTCTACAATTCTTAATGGGAAGTGTAAAAATATAAAATAAGATAGTGCTTGTCTTATTGAGCAAATTGATATGTGTCTTTTATTAAAACTTTTCTTGGTATATTTAGACCTTCTTTTTTTTAGGTCGCTCATTGTGATTCCGTATTCCTCACAAATCATTTCTATTAATCGTGTTGCTTTTTCGTGTGTGTTCATTTATGTTATATTATTTTCTTTAATAAGTTTTGTAATGTGCATTTTTTCATTAAATTCTTTCATAACCATTCCATAATTATTTATTTTATCAGATATTTCAATATTGGTTTTTTTTATTAATTTGTTTTTTTTGAAACTACTATAATCAACTTCGTGATGCCATCTACCAAATTTCCATTTAACTTCTACACAATCAGGATGTTGTTTTTTTAGGCTTTCTGCAAACTCTCTTCTATTATCTCCTGTATTGTAAATCGTATCCGTATTGCCACCTTTTGCTCTCATAGTAGTTTCTTTATTCACAAGAAAAGCATTGAATAACATAGTTACCCATCCATCCTTTAAAACTCTTAAACTCAAATCAGTATCTTCATTATATTTGCCCCTCCATCTATAAGGTAAATCATTTTTAAGTAATATACAGGAATATACTCTTGTGTTTAGTCTATATGGTTCAACAATAGCATCTTTAAAAACAAATGAATTATATTGAAATCCAGCAATTGCTATATTTTCATATCTATCTACAAAATCTTCAGCAGCTTTAAAAATGACACCCGTTGTGCAAATAAGTTTCATATTCCTATTAAGCCTGTAAAAACTATCCATATTATCATCAAAAATCCAATGTCTTTTTGAGCCTGTATTTATAGCGTGTTCCCAAACCCAATTTCTTGCAGGTATACTACCTTGCCCAAGATTTGAAAACGGAAGTGTTAAAATATTATTAGGATTAATAACATTAGAATAATTTTTATATTCCTGTGGTTCAACAACTATTTTATATGGAACTTTCATTAATTCCAAAGCTTTAACAGTTTGCCTTTTTAACCAACGACCCTTTGATATAATATAAACAGGATATTTAGGGTTCATATATATATATTTTATTAGCATTTAATCCTCTTACAATACAAGGATGCCAAATAGCTTTGGTTTTTTTCGTGATTTTTTGATTGATTAATTTTGAAAAATCATCTAAATCTTCTTTACAACCAAATCTAATTGTTATTTGAGCATAGGGTTTTTCTTTTTTTGTTTGTGTAAACTCTGGCATATCACGCCATTCTTTTTTCCAATCAGGTTCATTTTCTTCAATATTAAATAATTTATCATTAGCATTTGTGTAGTTCATAAAGAATAATTTATTTATAGGTTTCAATTATTATTTCTAATTCAGACCTTGACCATTTCTTTGTTCGTTGTTCGGCTTCCGCTTCCAATCTCAAAACAAATTCTTCACCATATCTTTTAACGAGTCCTTGCCGGTATTTAATTAGATTCCCAGATAAGTACATATTACATCGAATACATTGCCCATTGGTGTTAAAATAACCTATTTCGTGAGGTAAAGCAAATCTTAAAGCAGAGTATTGACCTTGTGAAAAGTAATGCCCAGCTTGTTGTACTTCCCCACCGCAACTAATACATCCAAGTTCATTATCTCGCTCTCGAATATGAGCGTTGAATTTATCTTGAGCCTTCTTTAAAAGTTTCGGAAGGGGTGTTGCTTTTGCCATTAGAACGGAAGGTCATTCGGTGGGGTGTTGTCGTGAACAAACTTTGGGTCTGGCTTATGCCTAAATTCTGATTCTTCTGGCTTCCAAGTATCAATCGTAATTGCTACATCCTTTCCGTATTGGTTAGGTTCAGAATTTACGTTGATGTTTACTTTGATGAATTTGCTACCTTTGTACTCTTGGATGTGTTCTTTGATTTTATCCAAGTTGATAGAGGCTTGTAGCCAAGTGTCTGACTTTTTTTTACCGCTTCCGCAGAAGATTTTTTTTTCCATTTTATTAATTTTATTCGAAGTCGGTGGGAGATTCGAACTCCCATTGTTGGCATTACATTATGCTAACCGACTTGACAATTAGCCTTGCAATTGTTTTTTAAACTGCAATGCCTTACGGAGCGAAGTAAAGTTTTTGCTTACTCGGATTCCGTTTGTCTGAACTCGTACTCTGTACGAATTGCCTTCTTTCTTAATGTTGGAAGGTGTTTTTGCTTTCATATATGAGGGTTTAGTAAAAGATACTCTTAATATCAAAATCGGTTTCAATTGCCTTATCAACAATCTGTTCATCTACCCAATCAGAACCTTCAATCCATATTACTCGCCAATCGTATTCATCAGCCTCATAAGGTTCTACTCTACCAGCGTACAAAGAAAATTCAACCTTTGCTCGGATATCTTCGTAATGTTCCGTTTCTGGATTAAATACAGTTAGTGTAATGATTTCGGTTCTGGTCATTTTATTGAATTTTTAAGATGACGGTTTATATCCTTTTGGCTTGGGTTCGGTATAGCATCAATCCCAACTTGATTTGCAAGTAAATCTTTTTTAGCCTTTTCATAATCATCATTATTTAAAATTCCAGTAATACGAATATAAAGTTTATCTCGAACTTTACCTTCATAGGTTGAAGCATCCAATAGATTTAAAAGGAAATCTCTCCCTTCATCTCCCACTTCATCTTTTATGAAATCCATTTCTTCCGCAGGAGTCGCTTCAAAACCTGCTGCTTTCATAAGCCAAGCTAAAATGTTTCGGTACGCTTTACCTACGGCTCTGGTTTGAGCCATTGAAGCAATAGCGTATTCATCAAATCTTCGCTTTGAGTTTTCTTTATTAGAACAAACTGCGTACCCTCTTGAAAGTACAACGCTATCGGTTAAACGAATCACCTCAACTATTGCTTCGTATTTTAACTCGGTGTCCGTAGAAAGGTTTTTTACTTCTTTAACAACAGGGATAAGTCCTAATTGACTACCGGCAAATTGCCAAGCCTCAACAAGTGGATAATTTTTGCCTTGAATGTTAGCGGTAAGTTTTCTTTCTGTAACAAATGTCTGGAGTGTAGAAGCGACTTGT